TCCAAACTGTTTCAGGCAACATTTTTTGTTTTTAAGGAATGCCTGCTCCGTGTTTGTACTCCGAGCTTGACCCCCATTTCCTGCCCAGCAAAAACCGGGTCGCACGGCGCACGCAAAAATGTGAGTGTGTTGTTTTTCTTAAACTGTTCAGCAATGGAGTATCCAATGGACATCATCGAACTCAAAGACTTCATCCAGAATACAGAAGCAGCCCTTGTCGATAAGGGGTATCACCGCGTCGAGGTGACCGTCCGGTTGGGCGACCAGCGCCTCGACACATATCGTCGGGAGTTCCATGTCACAGTCTGGTCCGCCGCAGTAGACAGATTCGGGAGTCTCGAATCCAAAGACTTCAGCACTCCTTCTCATCAACATGCTGATATCGACAGGATACGTGAGGTCATGGAGCAAGCAACCGCGTTCGTGGCTAACATGCCCTCTATGGAGATCGCGGTCGCCAACACTCCAATCACCACACTGGAGGACGCGGTAGACTCAATATCAACTGTCGGACTTGACAGCGGTTCTGATACCGCAGGGTTCGCAGCCGATGAGTTGACCGCAAGCATTCAAGCTGCCGTGGCTAAATACAAAGCCAACCTGCACGGCAACGGGCTGCTACTAACAGACCAATCCTAATCACCAAGCGGGGGCCTCGGCTCCCGCACCATCTAACCAAACTAGGAGACTACTATGTTCGACGAAGATATCAAGATCGACGCTGACGCAAATGCGCTGGCACAACTCATCATCTCAATCGTTCAGTCCGCAAACAAAAGCGAGACTGACACCAAGATCGAAGAACTCCAGACTAAGATCGACAGTCTGGAAAACCAGATAGAGGAGTTCGATATTACCAATCATTCCTACGACATAGGGGAGATCGCGCAGGAACATCTCACCTGCTACGGCGGTATGACCGACATGATCGTTGAGGTCATCGACGATTATGACTTCAGCGACAAGGAGATAAACGTTGCATCAGGCACAACCTTTACGGTCACTGTAGACTGATGGCTTGGCGGGACAGCAATGTCTGGAAGAGAGGGTCGCGGTGGCGGCTCTCTCACACCAACGGAGAGTGGATCATTTCAACCCAGCACAAAAACAAAACTCTGGCACTCAAAGAAGGCCGGAGGATGCTGCACGAAGGGAGGACGTTACAACTCAACATCTTCAAAGGCGATGGCACATGGCACTCGTCAGAAATTTACTCGGAGGACAACGTATGAGGATAGGTGGATACTACATGAGCGATGTGGGATACGGTCTCAAGGTCGTAGAACACGAGGGAGGCTGGTCATTCTGGCTGCAGGGTGATGACGCCCAGCAGTTCCGTGACGAGTGGCAAGCGTACAGCGAACGGGTGGACAACGACTTCCGCCACTTCCTGTCAACACACGAATATGACGGGCTGTTCCAATGAGAAGCTGGCCCATCTGGAACGAAGTGCTGGCCTGCGTATATGCGTCTAGCAAATCGTATGGCGTGAAAGCAACTGGCGAAGTGACGGTCAAGGTCGGCACCTCTGCTAAAAACTCTCACGTCTTCCTGCGACATACGACCACGCATCGGATGTTGGACAACGGAGACCGAGAGTATCGGTTCTACCTAGACGGCGAAGTGATCCGTCGAGCGGTTCTAAAGAAAGGAGCTACCGCGATTGAATACATCCCTAACTAAACAACTGGAGCAGCTACCCATCAAGGAGCGGCTGCTCTACCTAGAAGAGGCGTTGCGGGACAACCGCAGCGTTTCTCGACAATACACAAAGCTGATCGACTACTACCAACAACAAGCGGTCGATCAGGGGCTGGCAACGTGGGTCTACAAACCACCAAGAGAGCTTGCCCCAACCAAAGATCAGTTCGTTGGCCTCTTCGGTCAAGGAGCATTCGATCAAGTAAAAAGGCCATCCAAACCAGAAAGGGACCTAATATGGCTCATCAAATAGACTTACAGTATGGCATGTGGAGCAACCGTCAAATCCGAGATTACTACGACCTCAACCCTGATCTCTCCATCCTCACCTACGCAGGCATGCTAGGACTGACGGGGACAGAACTCAAAGACATCCTCATGACAGATGGGTCAGCCATCGACAAAGAGGAAGAAAAGACAGCGCAGCTAATGTTCGAGGAGGCAGACGAAACCTTCGGCGCAGATATCTAAACTAAACGGGGGGCTTCGGCTCCCCACCACACGGAGAAACCACTATGCATAACGAACTACTCCCTTGGCTAGAACAGAAAGCCCTCGAAGCCGCAATGGAATACAAAGAAAGCTACGACCAACACGACCACGGGACCCGTCACGCTTACTGCGAAGCAATCGCCAAGCTAACAGCAGAAAGCCATGACCGTGTAATCGAACGCATCGCTGTTAAAGCAGAAGAGACATTAGAAGAAGAAGGGATGTACTGCACACCGTATGACCCTGAAACAGATACCGAACCAACAGAAACCCGAACCGAGTATTGCAACCGGATGGGCTTCGACATGTAAACTAAACGGGGGGCTTCGGCTCCCCACCACACGGAGAAACTACCATGACTGATTTAGAATTTTTTGTTGAGTATTGGCCTAATGAACATGAGGGAGAGCAGGCCGTAGAAATAACAGAGAACGCATTTCTCGAATTGATTACAGACCATAAAGAACAAGACGTCGAACCAGTAATTCAATACGACAGGTTTACCGTGTTTGAAAACGGTAGAGATGGTCGGCGTCTAACTATTATAGACGAACACGGAGTATTCTATTGCTAAACAAACAGGTGGTCCCAATCAGGGGCCACCGCATAACTCAAAAAAGAATGAGCGGCTAGTCGCCGCCTGCTTCAAAGAAAAGAGATTGAGTGCTGCGCACACTCTATTTTTTAAAACCACCTACACCCGCTGCGCGGATACAGGTGGTTTTAGTATGCGGATTCCGCGCCGGAAGCCGCAAGACTTGGTTGGAAGCCGCAAGATTCCGATAACCGATCGACCATCCGAGGTCGAAGATCCACGAACAACTCACCAAAACTGCCGTATCGACTGCAGCAATCACTCTTGATACCCGTATCAAGGGCCTTGGACCCGTCACAACCGTCAAATAAAAGAAGCCCCTTGCTAAGGGGGTCTTTGACCAAGATGTAATTCAGGCCCCCACGCGCCCAATATGCTGCATTCCACGCAATTTGATTGGATGTCAATTTTATTCGTGTACCGGAGGCTACTTTTAATTCTACCCAAAAGGGTATTCCTTGCCAGATTACATGTACATCGGGTACTCCACCCCCATGCTTGTTCTCAATCCTTGTCGCAAACGTCTTTTTCGGCAATGATTTCCTCATTGTATTCCAAAAGTTCGCCTCCGGTCCCTTGCTCATCGGTTACATCCTTGTACTCAGCTTCAATATCAAACGCTTGCGGATATTTTTTCTGCAGATCAGCAAGCCGACCAACAATTTCATCCCGCGACAGTTGATCTATTGTGTTTATATTCTCCCTACGGTCTACTGTCAGACCGCCCAAAGCGGATCGGATTTTCTCAGCGTTGATTGCTGCAGAATATTGTCCATCATCTTCTGCCCCACGAGATAGCTTTGAGAGCCGTTCAAGCTGACCCATGATGGTGACGCCATATCGCCTCTCTCTTTCCTCCCTGAGTTCCTTCACACGTTCCACAACGTGCGGATAATCCCGACCGTTTAACAACACCGCCGCTTGCTTCCCTGATAAACGGTGAGAGTATCCGGCCTTTCTTGCGCTATTCGTATTTGTATAGATACCTTCTGCAACATGCTTGGCAAAAGTCTCTTGCCGTGTTGTCAGAGTAGGACGATGTTTACCCGTTTCTTGTGCCATATAACCCCCAAATCAGTGTAATCAGTTTGTACTCACTGTACTCATTTTCACAGAAAAAGACCAGTTAAAGGTAGTCCGGCACAACCATAGCGGGAAGCCAAGGTGTCAATTAAAGACCTTTTCCACAGGTTTTGTACTCATTGTAATCACCCTGTAATCACCTAGGGCAGGCTTAGTCCATGTTCTAAAAGGATATTTGTTAGGGTGAGTACATGATTACAAATAATACAGGATTTTTTTTTCATTTTTT